CATCACGCATGTATTTTAAGTCCTCGTCCAGCACGTCCATGGAGTCGGCCATAGCTGCTGTATTGCCCGCTGTATTTCCAGTGTTGTTATATATACCTTCCATGGTGCCAGGAATTGTTGAATTATCGCCAATACCGTCAAATGTATTTTTAATGCCATCGAATGCGCCGCTTACCTTTTTATCAACTCCTTCTCCTATCTTATATCCTGATTTCGCAGCATCATCATAATCCCAGAAATCTTTGGTTTCTACAATTTCTTTCCATTCCGATTCGCTTTTTGCCTTTGCAGCTGCTGACTCAATCTTTCCCTGTAATCCTTCCAACCCAGCCGTTATGTTCACTTCCACTCCAGGTATCTTATTGATTACATCTTCGATTGCCTTGGCCATATTGATTACACATGATATCACATTTGATGCTAAATCATAGAAAAGAATCTTGACAGCCGCAATCGGATCGTTCCATACATTGTAGAAGAAGTTTATAAAGGCTGCTACAGCATTCCAGATATACACAAACGAATTATAGATATTAGCCGCCATAATTCCAAAAACAGCACCTATGATTCCTGTTGCAGAAACGGATGTGTCTTTTGTTTTATTAATCCATGCCACAACCATATAGAATACAGCAATTAAAGCAATAATCAGACCAATTATCCAAACTATAGGGCAGGCAAGTAAAGCCGCATTTAATCCTTGTTGTGCTAATGTCTCTGTAAACGTTGCTACTGTCCATTTCGAAGTAAATGCTGTATGCAACGCTGTCGCTGCTGTAGATATTCCGATTACTGCAGCACTTGCCAGATGGGCACCATTATTGATAAGTAATGCCGCTGTATATAAGCCCAATGCTGCAATTACTCCCCACATTATAGGTTCAATAATCGACCAGTTATTTGATATTGCCCTCCCAATAATCCCTACAACTAATCCAATTCCACCAAATATTCCTTGTATCTGGCTCGCATCGCCCTGCAAACCTGCCGTAAAGTCATTCATATGCCGGGTTACTACATTAACCACGCTCCCTACTACACCAGACAGCCCCATGTTTACAGTACGCCCCAAGGAGGCCAATGCGCTTGTAGCATCATCGTATTTGACATTATTCAAATCCTCCAAATTCTGGGTTGTCAGATCTACCGAGCCATTAAGGTTTGCTAATGCCATGACTCCTTCATAACCTAAATCTTCCCACATAGTGCCGAAAAGATTGACTCCAGCAATGTTCCTTTGTACCGGATCTTCCATACGGCTGATTGCGTCCATAGTCTGCTGGAATGCCTGCTTCGCTACATCTCCACCTTGCCCAAATGCTATTGCCATCTTATTGGCATCCAACCCAATGGCCTTGAATCCTTCCTGTGTCGTCTTGCTTCCGTCGATAGCACGAATAGAAAACTCCTTAATTGCGTCCCCCAGTTTGTCAACCGAAAACGTACCGCTCTGAGCACCATTAATCAGCATATTAAACATATCAGTACTGTCAAATCCAAGTTTTTTAAACTGCACGGAGTACTCATTGATTGTATCCAGAAGGTCACCGTTCTTATCAAGCCCAGCCTGTGCACCCTGTATAATCATGTCAAATGCCTGCGCACCGGATACGCCGAACTGCTTTTGTATCATTTCCGCAGTTCTCATACTTTCAGTCACCTCATAACCAAATGTATCCCTCAGGAGTATTCCCGCCCTTGTCATTTGTTCCAACCCAACACCTGTCTGTCCCGTAATCTGATAAACTTTTGACATACTCTGGGCCACATCCTCCAGGCTTTCTCCCATATTATCAGTGTACAGATTTGTCATACTCTGCTTTGCGACTTCCAATGTATCTCCCTGCATGCCGGTCTGGGCCTGCAAAGTATTACCCGCCGCTCTTTTATCATTCGCACCAGTCAGAATTTCTTTTGCCCCCACTGCAATTCCAGCCATTCCAAGCGTACCAGAGATTTTTTCCCAGGTTTCCTTTAATCCATGGGCCTCCTTAGTCCCCTGCGCCATGCTCTGGTTAAGTTTTTCCTCCCCCTTTCTGGCCTGTTCTATTGCCTCATCAATCTGGTTCATTTCCGTCTCTGCCTCATTTAACTGCCTTCTTGCATCATACAAGCGGGCAGTGTCAAAAGGCTGGCTCGACACCTTTGCCATCTCCTCCAAGGAAGATATCACAATATTGGTAGCATTAGCTATCTTTTTGAGGACCGGAGACATACCATCAAACAGCTGTATAGCATTCTGAATTGTTGCCACTTATTCACCTTCTTTCTACTACCAAAAAATTCACATAAAAGAACGTCCTCCGCTTGAAGGACGCTCTGATTATTCTAGCTTATTTGCTTCTTATGTGTTTCCAATTGCTCCCGCAAGACCATCAGTTCCTTGATTGCATCATCATAACTTTTCAACATCTTCTCATACTGTTTCACGGGGATGGTTATTAATTTCTGCATACTGCGGCCTCCTTCTTTCCATCTTCCAGGCCAGCATAATATGCCCGATTGATTTTGATTGCTATGGCCTTGAATAATTCTCTGTCGCTCTCATCTGGGTTCTTACAATCTGCATATACTTCTACGTTCACTGGATATGTCATTATGCCACCTCCCCGTATACCACTATATTAAATAAATCTGTAAAGGTATCAATATAATACATGGGCTGCACCTCCCTCTGACATTGCGGGCTGACCGCATTCTCTCCGTACTGCAATCCTTTTTCTGTCAGAGCATTGTACTTTTTCATTCCTGTAGGGCTACTAGTTGACTTTCTAGTTCTTTCTTCCAGATACCCCTGCTCCCGTAAAAGTACATTAAAGCTTCTTGCTTTCATGCCCAGCTCAAAACGTTTGAGCAAATCTGTCGCTGATTTCATTTCCCGACTCCCGTTATATTCATATTTGGGAAGGAAGTCCGTGGGAAGTTCATAAGATGAACTGCATGCTCTAAAGAAAGACACTTCTAGTTATCTATGCTATAAAATCAGCGAATTTAAAAAAGACTCCCAACGCTGAATAGGTGGATTCTTATGGGTATAGCAAAAGCACCTGGATTTCTCCGGGTGCTCTGCTTTTACAAACCTAAAAGTTGCTTCTTTTTGCCATCATACTCTTCTTGTGTGATGGCACCTGCATCAAGAAGATTTTTGTATTTTAAAATCTCATCAGCTGGTGATACTTCCGTGTTATTGCAGCCCTCAGTACTTTTTTCTATACCTCCCATATCACTTAGTCCTAACATTATCTTCTCAGCCTTTTCACAGTAAGACTTAAATAGTATTGAATCAGATTTTACTTTTCCGGTAGGTAACAAATTGATGCTTAATTGAGGATACGAATTATTATAGAGATTAACAATGATTTTAAATTCATTAATTTCTTCCTTCTTTTTAGATCCCGATAGTCCTCCCAGAATAGCACCGACACCACCAAATAATAATCCTCCTACCAAAGCGCTGCCTACACCTACGGACAAAATACCAATACCATTTTTTTGACATTCATAGTTAATAATATCATCAAATGTGAAATATAAATTCCCGTATGATTTTAGTTTCCACAGCCTATTTTGTTCATCAATAAAAAGTTCTTTTTCAATAACTTTAGTTTGATGAAATATTCTACTTCTTTGTTGATTTATTTCATTATCATTAATAGCGTCTTTTACTCTTTTTAGATATATATCTTTCCATGCAAGTGTGATTAAACAAACTCCGCATTTAGCGATACAATCCTTACAGACATATCCATCTG